ATCATTGACGATGGCAAGTGTGTTCATTGTCTTCTCAATGTGAGACATATCACGACAAGAGTGTATCTCTTGCAGTTGGTAAATGCTTATGTTATTCCATTTCATATTATGCAAAGTAAAAAGTTCCCGGTCTATTGTGTGACTTGCAATCCACCGCCAATGCCAACGCCATTACGCAGTCATCGTGTAGTCCTGAAGGTGCGGTGTATCTCACCCCTGTTCGTGTGTATTCAAACTCAAAGTTCTCCATCTCACTCCCGATTGGTTCTTCGGGAAAGTAGACCGAGTTCTGCTGAACGGAGAGAACGAGTCCTTCAATGAGTTGTTGCTTTGGTTGGGATGTAAACTTGAACCCCTTAACTCTTTGACATACTCTTTGGATTTGCTCCACGATAGGATCGCCCACACCGGTTGAGTCAATGAACGCTGGAGTGTTTCCAATCAACCGAATGATTCTCTCTTGTGTTATCCCCCAATCCGCTTGGAATCGGTCACAATATGCCACACAATTATTGGCATCCATTCCCACAATGACGGTATAATCCGAGTATTTTGCAAGGTCAATTCCCCAAGCGACAACCGTCCCATTTGTGATAGGTCGGTAGCATCTGCGAATGTTGTCAATTCCAAATGGGTTTGTCTTGTCATCCGCTGGTTCTGCCAAGTATAACTCGTTGAAGACATTTTCAGGAAGGTCACGCTTTGCTTGTTCTACCTCCTCAAGTTTGAGAATCCCCTCCTTGACCGCATCATATGCCGTAATCTTAAAATAGCGATAGTCACTCTCTCCACTTCTTGCCCTCTCCCCTAACTTGTAGAACCAATTCTTCTTGCCTTTGACATTCCCAATCAGTTTGCATTTGCCTTGTGTAGCAGTTAGTGTTGAACGCATTGCATACCACGACTCTTCCCTCATACGAGATGCCTCATCAATGACGGCAGCGTAGACATCATCACCGTACAAGTTATCGGGTTTCTCTCCTGACTTGAACTCTATTCGGGATCCTGTTGGAAGCGTGAGCAGTAACTTGGTTTCATTGCTTTGGAAGAAGTCCCGGTCATTGACTTGCGTTTTCATCCTTCGGAATGCTATCTCCGCTTGTTGGTATACAGGTGCAACCCACCAAACGGATTGTCCTTCCTTGCATTTGAGTGCCTGTTCAAACAACCATATGATATGTGATGCAGTCTTCCCGGTCTTTGTACTCGCAGCAGTTATCGTGAACCTCTCCTCACAATCAAGGATGGCTTGTTGGTAACTGGTCACATATGGTCGCTTGTAGGTTATTTGCATAATTTATCATAAACCGCCAACCGAGTCAAGTTGTGCAGTTCCAAATTGTGATAGGTGTTGCAATAGTCAAAGTTGCTCCGTCCCATAGATTGCCTAACCGAATGACCAGCGTCAATGAGTTTCTCAATAGATGCTCTCCAATTATTTTGGTTGGTGAAGATGACCCCATCGTTGGATGTGTGGTAGAGATAAGGGAAAACGGCAGAGCAGATGATGGGGATGCTATACGCTGCGGCTTCCACAATCTTCAGTTCACTCTTGCATTGGTTGAAGTGGTTGTCCTGAAGTGGTGCAAGTACAAAGTCAAAGTGTTTGTAAACCTCTCCATACTCCCAAACGGATGTGCCTTCAACGACCTTTGCTTTTGGAATCAGTTTGACGATATTGTTCCAATGGTCGCTCGGAGTGTAGCCAACGATGTAGAAATCCACATCCATAGCGTTGATGTCATTAGCAATGAGCTTCAAATCCTCCTCGTGTGTTATACCACCAACCCATCCAATCTTGACCGTCTCATTCTTCTCCTTTGGTTGACTCCATTGGTTGTGTGTTAAATCAAGGCAGTTGGGAACAACATAGACATTCTCGTTGATGGTTCTCACCTCCTTCGCCAACATCGGTGTTGTGGTGATGACTGCATCAGCATAATGAATAGCGTCCTTGATGGCGTTCTTGATTCCCTTCCTGTATGCCCAATATGCCGGGTTGTATTTGGGGAGTACCCAATAATCATCAATATCCACGACATACGGCTTTCCAGCATTAGCGATCCGCTTGAGTATGTCATATTGGTATTTTCCCAACCATCGTGAGAACACAATAATGTCATATTTGGAGAAGTCAACATTCATCCATTCCTCTTGAGATTGGCAGACATCAATTGTCGCTTGTCCGTCCAATTGCAAACGAAGATGCGGTGTATAGATGCGGTGATAAACCACACCATTCATTCCATCAGTTAATATCAATAAGTTCATTTAGTATCTTTTCAAAGGTGTAGTTCTTGTTGTAGTCATATGCGACTCCTCCCATTGGAATCACATTCGGACAATGATGATAGGACTCAAGCATTCGTTTGACTTTCATTTGCTCTGCAAGTGCAAAGGTAGATGACTGATTACCAATCACCAACTTGACGGAGTTGATGACTTGTGCCAATATCAAAGCATCTCTCACCTTCAGGTGTTCACAATCTAACTGGAAGCGTGAGCAGAATGCGTGATATTCCTCTTCATACCCAAAGAAGATGCACTTGTGATTTTTGAGGGATTTGTAGTTGATGTCGTTGTTGCGATAGCGTGTACTAAAATTCAACAGGATTGTGTCCTTCAGTTCTTCAATCGGTTCAGGTGCAATGACACAAGGTTGAGTCAAGTCACAAGTCAGTTCGGGGAAGACAAAGAAATGGTTTCTTCTCAAATCACCAGCACTCAAGTTGAGTTCGTGCCTTCGGAATCTATCAAAGTCATACACGATGTCGGAGTGAGCATTCATCTGCACACTTTGGATGTATGGTTGGAACTCAAGCAATGGTTTGATGTAAGCGTATGAGATTGGGTTCATGCAATAACCACCACCGGGATGATTCGGTGTGCCATTTGGTTCACGAAATCCAATGTGAAAGTCAATCTTCTCTCCGTGCAACTCCGATGCCTTCTTTGTTGCGGAAAGAGAATAAATCAAATCACCGATATGTCCTGATTGAATGACTCTCATTCATTTGGCAAAATTGGAATAGGCATCCAGTAGAGAATTGTCAGGTACCGGTTGGTGTATTCACAAATCCACATATCATCCAAGTAACGAGCGAGAGTGGTCTCACCTTGCGTGGTGTGAACCAACTTCAAATCCTCGTCCGTTGGTGGGTAAACATCAAGTCCTCGCCAAGTTTTTTTCATCGTGGTTTGGGAACTGAAAGTGAATGTGTTGCTTTGCTCTTCTCGTGTGGTGCTTTCATACGATTGCAGTTCACACGGACATCACCGTATTGGTTGACTATGAGTTCGCCATTCTTGATGGCTTCGTTTAGTTTGTTGATGTTGATTGATAGGTTGAGTCCATACTCATTCTCCCATCCGTTACCGAGATAAGTTGTCATTGTCTAAATTCAAAGTTATTGTGAAATTCTTGGATTCTATAGTTTGGTCAATTGTTTCTTTTGGTTTACCCTGTGAGCGTGTGAGCAACATCTCCAAGTTGAAGAGTGAATTCTTGTCGTGTCCCTTGAGCAATGCTCCAGCGATGGTGCGTTCCATTATTGTGTACTCATCTCCTCGGTCTATCTTCTCCAACTCCTTGCGTGATAGTGATAGCATTGACAACATCGTGTCTTCAACTTGACTTTTGGTGTAGCCAATCTCTTTCAGTTGTGTAATTAATTTCTTCGGTCTGCCGTGGGGATTTAGGACTTCTCCTTTCTCCGGTCTTGTCAAACTTCCTCCGTGTGGTTGTTTTTCTTGTGTTGCCATCTCTCCGAATTATTTCCGAATTAATTTCTCTGCGTGTTTGTCTTTCAGGAATTGTTTGAATTGCTTTTGATCCCCAAACTTTGTATGACAGGCTCTGCACAATGCTTGGAGATTTTCTATGTTGTCAGCCTCTTTGCTTCCTCCCATTCCTCGTGATTCTATGTGATGGATATCCACCGCAGTTGTTCCACATACCTCGCAAGGAATGAAGTCACTTATGTCGTAGCCAAAGTGGTTGAGATATGTCATAGTGTGTTTTTTCATTTTGCAAATAGCAATGACCAACTTGTGGGAAGAGACATCTTTCGGTCAAGTTTGAATCCGCATTTCTCAAATAGTGCAATCCACTCTTCTTCGTTTTTGATGTTGATGTGTCCCCACGACTCATCAAAGTCCGTCTTGTTGGGTGTACTGGAGAAGTGAAAATACTTGCATTTGATGTTGGTCAAGAACGGAATGAGTTTGTCATCTTCAATATGCTCCATTACCTCAATAGACGCTACCAAATCAAATGTCTTCCACTTGGTGGTGGTAAAGTCCTTTATGAACACTTGAAGCGTTGTATTGTCGTTTCTTGTGATTTTGCGTGTCACATACTCTCCGTGTATTTTGGATAGGTCAACATAGGTACATTCAACATTGTGTTCCAACATTGCTTGTGTGTATGCACCAACTCCACCACCGCAGTCAAGGAATGTCTTTGCTCCTGTTATCTGCATAATCTCCTTTGCGGTTGACCTGAATAGTTCCGTGTAAGTTTGATTGTCCAAATCCACTCCGATGCTCAACTCGTGGTTGAAGCATTGCTCATCGTTCATTGTTCCGTTGAATGCGTTCATCTCATTTCAAGATTCTCTTCGTTCAATATGCGGTGCAGTTGTTCTCTCGCCTCTTGGAATGCGTTGATTGCTTCCTCGTGTGCGTCATCACTTGCATACTTGACCTTTGCTCTCAAGTATTGATCCAGTTGCCACATAGCGTGAGACCACTTCCAACCGTTGGAAGCATCTTCAAACTGCTCTTGTTCTTCGGGGAGATTGAACTCAAGAATTGCTTTCATTTCTTCTTCTCCTCTTTGGTTTCTGCTCATCGTCTGCCAATTGTGCTTTGGTGAGTGCGTCTTGTTGCTGGTTCGCCCATATCAAAAGTGAGTGCAATGCTTCCGTTACACAGGTACTGCAAGAAGGCAAGTT